GGGGTGGGGGGGAAAGAAATGGGGAATGGGGGAGAAAGGGGCCGGGGGGACCCGTTTTTTAATAAAAATGTAAAATAAGCGCTAATAATTGAATCCCGTTGCGCTTTTAGGAAAAACTTTTAAGAAAAATTTTTTAAATTTTTTGAAGTTTGGAAAAAATTTTTTAAAAATTTCGCCCCTGCCTTTTTGAAAACTATAAAACAGCCCCTAGGTAAGTCTCTTCCTAAAGGCTGTTGGTAATGTTTATTTAATTGGTACGATGGCTTCTTCTAAGCGGTCTAAAGGCAGTCCTTTAAGCTTTTCAAAGTCAATTGTCTCGTTGAAAGCAATGCTTAATTCAATTAAACCAAGTCTCTCAAAAACTTTAAAAGAATCGTCTTGAGGTTTTTTATCAAAACGCCAACTACCTGAGTTCTTTTCAAGACTTTTTGCTTGTGTTCCATCATAGGTAATAAAGTCGATTAATCTATAGCCTGAGAAGCAGGATTCTAAGAGCATTAGCTCACCTGTTGCAGACTTAGTAAAATAAACTTTTAAAGAGCGTTCGTTAAGTGCTGCCAAGGCCTCGTCAATAATGCCTCTTAGCTTCTCTAAGTCATCTACGCTTACAGCAATGTCACGAATGCTTCCTCCATTACCTCCACTATAGTCATTTACTACATGATGTAGAGTAATTTTATTACTGTCGGTATTTTGAGAGATTCTAAAATCTTCTCCAGAATAGTTTGACCGAAACTCTGAAATATATCCCCACATAATTATAAGTCCTCGCTTTTCACAAATACGCCATCAACCATTCTACCAGTGCGACCTGAAATAACTTCATAAGCCACTCCTAAAGCTGTACTAGGGATTACTCCAAGCTGCTGGCAAAGGATAATTAAAGTTACAAAAGTATCTCCAAGGCCATCTACAAGCTCTTCACGGTCGTTACGAGCCATAGCAGCAGCTACTTCCCCTACCTCTTCAATAACTTTTAAGAATTGTTTCTCAGGAGCTGCTTTGTCCAATCCTTTGTTACGTGACCATTCTTCTACCTGTGCGATTAGTTCTTCAAAATTCATATTAAATTCCCTCCACATAGTTTGTTTTAAATGTTTTTAAAGCTTGCTCAACGGTACTGTACTCCATTGCTGAAAGTGTTTCAAATACTTTCTTATGGTGCTCTGGAAGCTCGCTTAAGTCAGTGATTTCTTTAAGCTGATAAGCCGTTAGGACATCTTCTGGCAAAGGCTCGTCATAGCCTACAATATTATGGAAAAAGCTTGTCCATCCTTTTGGATAGTTTGCTGCAAGGTTCGGATTCGTATTTACGTAGAAATATTTAGACATCTTGTGACCAACTCCATTCATAATACTTTTTGTTAAACTCTTCAATTTCTTTCTTAGACATTTTGACATCGTTCATAAGAGACTGCTCGTGGAAGTTTTGCTCATACATTTTATCAAGCTCTTTATCCCATACAACTGTCTGATAGCCTCTTACACCTGTTTTAACGCCAATGATATGGCCTTCAATAAAGTAGTGGTTAAGGCCTGATGAATCTCTCAAATATGTTCCTTCAGGAATCATTTTAACATACCTCCTAATAGTCTTTTTTAGCTAGTATCGGAAACTTTTCTACATTGAACTCTTTATGCGTTTTATAATGCTTAGGATAATGCTTTTTCCAAAGCTTGTAGAAACGCTCAATCGCCACAGCGTCCGAATAGGCGTCTACACCTATTACAACTGGATGATAACCCATTCCGAAAAGAGTGAAGAAATAGGCTTTCTTTTCCTTTTTAATAAGCATATGGAAATCCCTCCGCTAAACGTACTTTTTTAGACTCTTCCCGAAGCCTGCTAGATAGTCTAATACTTTCTAACAACTGCTCTTCGAGAACCTCGGCTGCTGCGTCTTTATCAAAGGATTTGTAAATGTTTATTGAATCCTGCATTTCTTCATTATTGTTTTCAACAAGGCACGCTAAAAATGTTAATTCCTCTGCTGTTAAATCCATTTAAATATCCTCCTATACAAGTTTCTCAAATTGCTCTAACATAACTTCTAAACGAGCCTTAATCCGAGTAAGTTCGGTTAACTCGTTTGTAATGGATTCAATAAGGTCTAGGTTACCACTTATGAAATCCTGCTGATAAAACGCTAGGTTAGATTTTACAGTGTCTATCTGACAATCCACCATGTAAATTAACCGAGACATTTCTGAGCCATTTAAAATATTCATTAATAAAGTCCTCCTGACAAAAGTCTTTGATACGTTTCATCTACGTTTAACTGAAACTCTAGTAAGTCTGCGTCAAGCTTATCCATAAGCTGCAAAGTCTTCTTGATGGATGGATTAGCCGTCCCATTAATCGCTCTAGGAGTATCCCCACCCTGTAGATAAGTCCATGTGACGCCTGATTTGTTACGAAGTCGGTCAATCTCAATCCAAAAAGCTTTCAAGTAAATGTCTTGAGTGCTTTGGTAAATATCATTGTTCATAGCTTTTCTACTTCACCTTTCATTAAGATTCTGTAATTAACTGATACAAGCCATACTAAAACGATTGCGAATAGCCATGGTGGTAAAAGCGTTCCACAAACTGCTATGATAATTAGTTGAATGGCTACATAACCGCCTACTACAGTGGCCATCAGAATAAGTGTGCAAGCAAATTTAAATAAGTCTTTCATAATATCCTCCTGTGCTTTTCTATGTACCTATAATAACATGAAAGAGGCCTGTTGTCAAGCCCCTTTCGTAAAGTTTTTACAATGGTGTAGGAACAGTGCTTTGAGTAGTGCCTTGATAATTTATATTAAACTGTAAATCCTTGTAGCCATGTCTTTCCAGCATTTTTTCCATAAGCTTTGCTAAACCAACTGGTGAAACTTTGTAGAGTATATACTCTTCTACAAGCCCGTAGTTAAGGTCTTCAATGCTTAGACCTTCCGTTTCTTCACGTTCATCCCAAGGAGTATTATAATAATCTTCAACAAGCTTAGACAAAGCCACTGCATTAGCAAGAGTTACTTTACATGTAATGTCTTTCCACTTAGGCTTTGATTTTCCTACTTTATCAATCTCAACCACAATTTGGTGAAATGGTTCGTCAATTTCCACGTATAGTGTAGTTGTCCAACGTGTGTCAACAGTATAGCCAATCTCTTCCACCGCTTTGATAAAATCTTTCGTTAACATATTTAATTCCTCCTAAAGTCTTTCTAATCTTCCTTCTACATCCAACTTGATAATGTTCAGAACGGCCACTTGAGAAGGCTCAATGCCCTCTCCTAAGCCCCCTGCAACCTCCTTAGTAACACTATCGATAAACTCTTCTGACAATCCATTTGACTTAGCAATGAAATTCATCACATGATTGCCTACCATAATCGTAAAATAATACTTAGACATAAGCTTCCTCCTATTTGTATTCCTCAAGCACTTCTAAAACTTCTTCTAGCTTGCGTGCCTTAGCGCCTAATTGGATTGCTTGTCCGTTGATTCGGTCACGTTTTCCGAAAAGGTTCTCTTGGTCTTTATTAAGACGTTCAATCTCTTTCTTAATTCGTTCGATAAGGTCTTCGTCAGAAGTTTCTGCATAAACTGGCTCGAAAACTGTTCCATATCTTTCTTTAAGATATTCCATAAGCTCAGGCAAAGTATTGCCACCAATAAAGCGTTGGTCACCTTCATCATCTACAATAACTTTGGCACCTTGATATTTAGTTACTTCATAAACCTTCCCTACAGACCACCAAGAATCTTTACCTCCAGTATCTAAACAGCGGTATCCAATAATCTTTCCAGAAGGCTTGTCTTCAACCATTTCAGGAGTCCAGTTCCAAGGTACACCTTCTAAATCGAATCTCTTTCCATCGCTTCTAACCCTAGCTACTTTAAAGGACTTTCCGCAATATTCTAACATGCTATCCACAACACTGTCTGCACCATACTTTCCTTCTTGTAAGTCTTTTCTAATTGTTACTGTATCTCCTGCTTTAATGTTCATCTAAATTTCCTCCCATTCAAATTTAACGCCAGCTCTTTTAAAAATACTTTCTGCAAACTGTTTCTCAAAGTGTGCAACTCTTAGTGCGTGATTATTACTGAAAGTTATTTCTAAATTATACTCAGGGGTTAATTCCATTACTCTTTCAAGGTTACATTCAAAGTTTTTCACACGATTTCCGCCGACCACTAAGTAATACTGCTTATTCATTCGCTCTTCATACGGAGTTTCAGCAAATTCCTCAACAAGCTTAATAACTTTCTTCATATGGGTAGCTCTAATAATGCCATGCCATCCAAAATCAACTCCACCTGCGCTATTGATATGTGCAATTATACTTGACACGCCTAAATCAGACTCTACAAAAACATCCTCCATATTGTCTTCTTTGACAGTTAGGTAATCTACCTTCTCAATCTCTTTCTTAAACTCTTTAAAATCCATTTAAACTTCCTCCTAGATGGTTTTAATAGTCTTCAGTTGGCTCTCCTAGAGGTATCGTTGAATACCCTACTCCTAATAGCTTTTTATATGTTTGTGGATGTGCCTTCTTGAATAGTTTCCAAAAACGTTCCTGAGCAACACTGATAGTCCATGCCCGAACCTCATAGAATCCATGAGGCGTGTCAAAAACAAATAAGTAAAGCTGCTTCTTAGGCTTTGGCAAAGGTTTTAACGTATAAGCAACAGAACCATCTTCTCTAATCTCGTGCTCTATCCGTTCAATAACTTGTCTCATGTAAGCCATTGGATTATTCTTTAAAGGCTTCTTTCTACGTAATCTTGCCATCTAAACTTCCTCCTTAGTAGCTTCTTTAGCGATTGCCACAACCTCTGGGAAAGTATTTTCCAAGAAGCTCATAGGAAAAGCCTGTACCAAAATGTCTTCAGGTTCTTCTCTATTTTTCCATACAAAACGATGAAAGAAGCCTTCTTTATAATCGCTTCCATAATAACTTAATAGGTAACCTCCGATACATACTTCATAAAGCTTGTCTGGAGCTGGTTCCATATACTTAATAGTTCCTTCTCTAAGCCACATTTTTCCGTTCCCTTCAATGTTTACTAACACTGGAAATTCAGTATCTGAATTGTCAATCTCTTCAACTGTTCCTGTGAAAGTAACTCGTTGCCCTGCCTGTAAAATGCCGTCTTTAAATTGTTCGTAAATGCTTTCCATAAAAGGTTCCTCCTAATTCATTTCTATAATCCTATATTAACACCTTATCAACTATTTGTCAATAGGTTATGCCAGATTTTTTTGAAATATCTAGCCGAATGGATTTCCAAGAGCCTTGGCCACAATCTTGGTCAAACTCAGCGAATTGGTTTTTTGAGAAATTCTTACCACAGTAGAAAGCACTTTTCTCTAGCTCGTCTAATAGTTCTTCTGGACTATTTACATAACTATGTGAAGGCGATATAGGAACATTCCAAACCTGATAATCAAGAAGTCCTGACTCTGATTCTACGGTGCTATAGCTTATTGAGAAACATCTATCAAACCTAGCATTGTTTAACAAAGCCTCTACCAGAGCGTCTTGCTGCATTCCATCCGTCTTAGCAATAACATCGTAAGGGTCTATTCCACAAATTGTCGAAGCTTGGTCGATAATGTCTTCAGGAAGCATGTATCTAATGTCTATGTTAAAGGCTGTTCCATGCTGCTCATTAAATCTTTCCTGACGAACTCTGATAGCGTCTTTCCGAAAGTTTTCCCTAGCCTTATAATAAAGCGCAGCCCAGATTGGTGGAACAGTTACTAAAAGGATTGTGACAGCTATTAGAGTAGCCTTGCCAAAGAATAGGTAAATACCATTTCCGACCATGTAAATAAGGAGCAGTGAACATAGGATAAAGACAGCTACTAATAATACGAATAACAGGTTTCTGAAGAACTTTCCTAATACTTCACCATAGTATTTCTTAGGCATTGTCAAAAGCCTCCCTAACGAAGCAAATGTGGATATTTTCTACACTATTGTAATCCTTCATATACTCTTCTAAAAACTGTTCACAGGCATTCTCATAAGCGTAATCATCATTGATAACTGTCTGGGAGGATGTCTGAACAATAGTGTCTAAAGAGTGTCGGTAACCTATTTCTAAAGTGATTTCAGAAGTCGTTTCCTCAAACATTTCAGGAGTCCATTTCCAAATTCCGTTGTCTATTGCTATAGTACCATCGGAATAGATTTTTTAACACTAGTTGTAATTCCTTTATAATCAAGCATTTCTGGAACAACTAGCTCAGCGCCGTACCAACCTGTTTTCAAGTCTTTCCTAACAGTTACTGTATCTCCTGCTTTAAGCTTCATATTAAAACTCCCCTTCCAAAAGTATTACTAACTCTCCAGTATCAAAGTCTGGTGCGTACCATTTAACAACTCTATTATAATAAGGCTCCAGCTGCCATGAATAATAGTTTTCCGACATGATTCTAGTAGCTGCGTCTTCAAAGCTTAGGTCAATGTCTATACTATAGTCTTCAGTTAGCTTGCTCAATAGCATTTCTAAAGTTAATTCAGAAGGCTTATCATCGGCCTTGGATAGCTCTTCTGTGATTTCTTCCAATGGAATATCTCTTATTGAGCTAAACATTCCAATACTCCACAAATGCTTACCTTGGTCTATGTCAAGCTCAACTAAAGTAACTTCACGTGAGGTATCAACCCTTGTTATGCAAGCCTCTTTGCCTTTTAGTTTAGACATCTCTAACGAAACATACAGTACATCTTGGTACAAGTCGCTGAATCTTAAATCTTCCTTAATAACTACTTTATCTCCTAATCTTAATAACATGGTGATTCCTCCTTATTTAATCTATCCAAACAGGTCACTGTACGTACATAATGTGTCTTTTTTAATCCACTTCAACCCTGCCAACTGATACTCAATTAGTGTGTTATCAGGGTGTTCTTCCAAAAGCTTCTCTAATACTTTAATTTCTGCATTATAGCGCGTTACTTTATCCATTAAATAATCTTGGATTTCCTCTACTGTCATGTCGTTTCTTCCTCCCTCTTCTTTATGGATTAATAATAGCATACAAAAAGAGGCTTGTCAAGCCCCTTTCTGAAGTTTATTTTAATTCTTTGCTATAAACTTTCCATTCATCGTCATTAAGGTCACGTAAATAGTTTCCATTAACGTATACACTACCAATATCTTCTGAGCCTTCCCGAACGTAGGAAACAATGTCTCCACAAGAAACTAATCCACTGTCTTTAGAAGCCTCTAAGGAATCTGTTGCGTAAGGTTTTCCTCCACGATATTCGAAACCGTTCATAGCTCCCCAACGGCGTCCAATCTCCATATCAGTAACTGATGGAATAGATAGTTTAATAGTATTCTCCATGCAGTCACGAATAGCTTCTAGCTCAGCTTCTGTAACGTCTTTCGGAACTTTAAACAAGACCTCATCATGGATGAAAGCTAGGAAGTTAAAGCAATACTTTTTGTTACGTGCTTCAGAAAGTCTTGCTAAAACCTTTCTCATAGCTACTACAGTGGCCTTTGTTTGTTGCGCCGCAGAGCCTTGTACAATAGCATTAGTAGCTTGACGTAAGGCTCTTGCCGCAGCTCCTCTTAAATCTTTCTCTTCCTGAGTAAGGCTTCCCCAAGGTTTATCTAGTACAGAGAAATTCTCTTTCTTAAAGCGTCGGCGAGTCCCAAAGATAGTTTCTACATAACGCTGTGAACGAGCTGTCTTCTTGTTACCTTCAATCCACTTTTCCACTTGGGGATATTTTGCTAAGAAGGTATCCATAAAGTTTTGAGCTTCTTCTTTTGGAATTTTTAGTATATCCGCTAAGGAGCCTGCTCCCATACCATATAGGATAGCAAGTACAATCATTTTAGTTTGTGTGCGCTCTTTAGTACCATCTCGAACATCCTCATATGGTTTGTCGAAAATCATAGAAGCTACTGATGAATAGAAGTCAATACCGCTTGCATAAACAGCTTTAATTGCCTCGTCACCAGAGATGTGTCCAAGTAGTCTCAACTCCTGTCCTGAGAAGTCCGCTCCAACAATTGTAGAATCTTCATCTACCATATACATTGCACGAGCAGGCTTAGAAACTTGTTGTAAGTTTGGATTAGAAGCGCTGTAACGAAGCGTTACTGTACCCACTTGGTTAAAGTCTCCATGAAGTTTTCCATCAGGTTGTATAAAGGTGTCAATAGGTTCTAGGAATGAAGACATGTACTTAGTTAAATCCTTTAGCTCAAGCAAGTCTTGAATCTCTGGAGCAACATTGGCAATCTTCTTCAAGGCTTTGGAATTGGCTTGTAACTTGTTTCTATCATCTTTCGCAACTGCCACTTCTTTGTAAACAGCCTCGCCACGCTCGTCAAAGCCTGCATTAACTTTCTTCACAATAGGGTCTAAGATAATAGCCCCAGAAGGCTTCATGGCAAACTTCTTGTTATTGCTGATACCGTATTCGTCAAATCCAACATGACCACTTAGAATAGATTTTCTATCACGAGTAACAACTGAACTCCAATCATTGTCATAGTATAACATTTTCTGTAGCTGCACAGGAGAGCCTAAGTTAATGTCTCCAAAACGTTCCTGTAGGCGCTCAGTAAGTTCATTGATACGTTTAGCAACAGTTTCCCGCTCACTTTCTACAACGTCCATATCAATAATAAAGCCTTCTGCCTCAGCTTCAAAAGTAGCCATGATACAAGGTCTTTCAATACGGTCATAGACCTTTTTAATCTTGGCGAAAGAGGGCTTGTTAAGGATTCCTAGCTGCCATTCAAATAACCTGAAACCAATATTGGTATCGTGAGAGGCATAGTAACGAGCTACTTGAATAGGCACATCGGCGAACTTTGCTTTCTTTCCAAACAACTCGTCAAATGTAGAGGAAGGCTCATTTAAATATTTAGTAGCCAAGTCTTTTAACTTATAGCTCATGAGGTCTTCATCTAGTAGGTGCATGATTATTAGAGTGTCATGTACATCTACTTTTGGGATAACTTTTAAAGAGGCATTCGCTAGACCTAAGTCAAATGTTGCGTTATGCCATACCAATGCTTTATTAGAATGGAATAGCTTTTTAATTGCTTCTTCAGCGGCTTTTACATTAGGAATATTTAATTCACAAGGCACTCCACTTTTCTCACGGTGACGCATAGGAACATACCCATTTACTAAGACACCTTTTAAGCGGTATGTTAATGAGAATCCTGCAATAGACTCTCGATATTTTTGGACACCTCCTTCATCACCAACTGTCTCAAAGTCCATTGCAATGTATTCATCATCTGCGTTTAGAGCATTAGATACCCACTCTTCAAGCATTTCCTCCGTGTTAATTAAAGGGTATTCAGAAAGCTTCTTAGTAGCAAGACCTGACAATATTTCTGCACGTTCCATCTCTAAAATCCTTTGATGAATACGTAGTGCTTCAGCCTTTGAGAAGTTCTTGTTTAACTTATCTTCTTCGCGACTTACCTTACCCTCCTCAAGGTATTCCTTAACTTTTAATAGGCGCTCCTTGTCCTTCGAAGAGTTCTTCATTGAGAATATTTTATCCCAAGATTCTTCCATTGATAATAGAGGCTTTTTACCTTTAACTTTTTTAATTGCCTCTTTAGCTTTTGTATCATTTGGAACTTCTACTGAAATTTTCATATAAACTTCCTCCTTATAAGTATCTCCATATTAATCCTTTATGCGTTTTACGCTCACCTCTACAGCAGCCTTGGATAGCAGTTCTATTATACCCTCGAGATACTGCTTCTACTACCCCATTATATAACTTACGTTCCCCACTTACTGGATTAAATGATTCAACCAGCTTTCTTCTAGCTAATCCACTTCTTTTTTGGCCAGTGCCATATAAAGTATTTTCTCTGATGGTTGCCCACTCTAAATTAACTAATCGATTGTCTAACTTATTCTCATTTAAATGGTTAACTGTACCTTTATTTAAAGGGTTATCAAGGAAGGCCTCGGCAACTAAACGGTGTACTTTCTTTTTAACTATTTTCCCATTAAGGCTCAGGCTAACATGATAGTACTCTCTTATGCAAAACGGACTAAGATACTTTTTAGAATGTCTACTCCAAACTCTTCCTAGAGTAGATACTTGGTACTTTCCTTCAAAACCTTCGATGTCCTTCCATATCTCCATTTAAACACCTCCTAAATCTTTCCTATGGATTTACTATAACATAAAAAGAGACCTTTGTCAAGGCCTCTCTTACATCTTTCTAAACAAGTCTACCAGTGTTCGCTAATCTATTCATATCGAATTGGCCAGCTACTTGGAAAGTCTTTTTGAAAGTGCTCATACATTTAGCATATTCAATAGCTTTGTCTAAGCTTTTATACTGCTTTACTTGATGGAGTTTGCCAGAGCCATCGTCAAGTCTTTCAAGCACGTAGTAATTAGCCATTAATCATCGTCTCCCCAATCGTCGTCGTCAAAGCTTCCATCATCTTCCCACATGTAGTCGTCACAGGTACATCCACAACACATGCAACAGCCACATGAATAGGTGTCATCAAACTCGTCATAATCCACAGGCTCATAGTCTTCTAAGATAAGGTCTCTGTTAACTGCCTCTTCTTCAAGCTTAACCCAAGTATCTACAATTGCTTTGTAATTAAGCTTCTCACCTTCAGGAAAGTTTTCACCTCGGTTATATGCGAGCGCTCCTTCAGTAAGCGCCTCGTTAATAATTTCTCCCTGCTTTTCATCAGAAGCATTGTATAGGTAATAGACAGCTGCGAAAGCTATCAATAAGTCTTTGTCATTTAATTCCATTTAATTGCCGCCTTTCTTAAAGCTTTGCAATGCCTTGATAAGCTTGTCAACAGTTTCATCGTCCATGTAAAATTCGTCAGTTGGGAAGGCGTTATCTTCCTCCACATCCTCTACAAAAAACTCTATGTTAATCTTTCCTCCATACGCCTGTGAAAGCTCAATGTATTCGATAAAGGATGTGCTTCCCTCAGCTTCGTTTACTCTAATAAGCATATCTAAATCGCTCCAATCAATTCTCCAATAGTGTCAAAAGCCTCGTGCAATACCTTAATGGAGTCCATGTTATATCCTTTTTCATACAGTAAAGCATAGGCTTCTCCAGCTTCTCCATTTTCCCAGCCATACAAAAGGCCTTCATTATCCCAACCACACCATATTTCACTCATTTCGTCAAGCGTTAAATTCTCTTTAAACAGTTCAATCATTTACCATTACCTCCTTCTACAACTACTCCCAAAGTTGTTTCAACACTGTCTTCACCATTATACCAAGCTGTATGGACGGCTACAACTTCCATCTCTAAGGCCATTGGGCGAAGCTTTTGAATATCTTTGGCGTAAATGCCTTCTGGAGCTGTTAATTCAGCTATTTCCAAAGTGATGTCCTGCATTGGGTCTACTGTCTCTATTAAGTCTTTCAATTTCATTCTAAAAGTCCTCCTTAATCTAATGCCAAAAATGTTGCTATAGCTATCGAAAAGAATAAAATAATGCTGATTGCTACAGGTGTTCCATATATTCCCAAAGTACTAGTCCACAAGGTTAGGAAGTAAATGCCCGCAAAGAATGCTGCTACACATAAAAATACTACTAAAGCTGTTACTAAGCTGATTCCAATTCTTCTTAAAAGTTCCAATCTAAAATCCTCCTTAAGTGCTTTCTGAAAAAATTGTCAATGTAAGGAAGATAAACGATATAACAAGGAATAATACGAATATCCCTATCCCGCTTACATTAGCTATAATATACTCTACTAAAAATATAAAAGCAAGTGTTACGATAATTATTAAAAGTGCCCACAACATACTCTTAAATAACTTCATTTAAAGTCCTCCTTTACCATACCTCAACATAAAGGTCGTTTGATACTGTTGTTGAAATAAGTGTAACCTGCCTGTCAAGGTGGGGCTCAATGCCTTCCCATTTTCTAGTATATTCTATATGGTCGTTCATTGCAAACCTATCAATTAGGGTTCCTGAATTGCTTTTTAATACAATCATTCTATCAAATTCTGCTGCATTTAATAAGTCTCTTAACTTCATTTAAAATCCTCCTATAATAACCATTTCAACAATGCTAGTGGAAGTAACCAATCTACTAACACAAGCAGTAACATAACTCCTAGCAAAATCCATAATCCAGCCAACTTTAATTTAGTCTTCATGTCCATTTACAAAGTCCTCCTATAAAGGTATTACTCCAGCAATTGCAAGCACTAGCCAAATAAAGAAAGCAGCTAGTGGAGATATTGCCAAAGCTATTCCAAGGTTTTCATAACCGCTTTCTAATAGCCATTCTGTCCAGTGTATCCAAGCCCCTATCAAAGCTACGCTACTGAATGTCTTAATAAGCAATATCAAAACCTGTAATAAAGTCACTAAGCCCACTCACCTTTCTTGCTTTCGGCAATACGTTCCTTACGAGCTCCCAACATACGTTGACGGTGTAATCTCATATCATAGGCACCGATTCCTAAAAGCTTTTGTACAATGCTATCTGAAAGCTCATAGTCTTTTAGCAAGTTGATGGCATTGTCTAGTCCCATAGCTTCAACAAGCTTTTCGATATGAGCGTTAATTTCCTTCATAGAAACTTTTAACAATTTAGGCATATCAGCCTTTGGTACATCCGCTGCTGCAAGCTTTCCGAAGTGACCTAATGAAAGCTCTTCGAAAGGTTTAGCTAAAGTCTTCCCTAAAGAGTAAGCAGGGATTCTTTCAGTCTGTTCCTTAATCTTTTTACACATCTTGCAGCGAGGGTTCTTACAAGTGTCGTATGGATTGCTTTTACGTTCCTTGTAGAAAGAAGCGTCCTCAACGTTGAATCCAACTGTCCATGTATGCTCTTCAATAGTCTCTGAGATAATCGCTAGTGGATTCTCTCCCTCTAAATACGTTTCGATTGCTTTCTTACGGCTGATTTTATTGTTTGTTCTTGGCATTTATAATTTCCTCCTAAAGTGTTTTCCTCTTGTCTATGTATACACTATAGCATAAAAAAGAGGCTTCGTCAAGCCCCTTTTTGAAAGTATTTTAAATTTGTTTTACTATCTTCTTGCGAGCGCTCTTTAAGTAGCGACTCAAAGTGCTTCGTGAAGGCATTCCATCCATTACCTCAATTTCACGCATTGTGTAATCTTGGATTAAATTAAGCCCAATACCCTTCCGTTCTCCAGCCGTAAACCCCTGCCCCTTATACCCATCCCAGACCCCACGAGCCCAGAGGGGATC